CTCGTTGATAGAGTACTATTACACACAATGGCAGCATTAATAAACTACGGCGGTTTAATCAACCTAAACACTATCGTCATTTCTGGGGCATCAACACCACGCCCTAGATCTGTTCCCAGGATACAAATCCCACGTCCTGGCCCTTTTGCATGGTTCATCTCCAAGTTCATTATTACTCCTCGTGTTGTTGTGGCAGACCAGGCACACAACCTAGCGTCCACTGTCCCTGCTATCGAAGATGCGCCTACTATAGATGACATCACGATCAAGGTAGTAGAGGATCCTGTCTTAGCTGCGGCTCGCATTGACAAACGTACTAACAAAGTTCCAAGACACAAGAAAGGTGTATTTGTTAAAAGTACTGTTGATGTGTTGAAGCAAACGTTTCCTTACGCTCACCTGGAGGATAATGTCGCGAATCGTGCGGCTATCAACCAGAAGGCTGTGGACATCATGAGATCACATAATGTCCGCAACTGCGATATAGCAAAGTATGTCCCGCTAGTTGTTGCGTTTATGTTTATTCCTTCTGAAGCAGAACAAGAGCAGTTGGATATAGAAAATGCAGCAGCTAGTTTATTAGCTATTCGGCAGTACAATCTCCGCCGCGTTCATAGAGATACGTGGTGGAACCGCCTTGCTCCAATCTCCTTCTTGGCGAAGGAGAGAGGGCGGACGTCCATTGATCATTAGGGGTGCCCAGCCGAAATACGCGGAGTCGACGAAATGAGGAAGAAAATTCCTGAAGTCGATTTAGGTATCCGCGTATTTCGGAATGGGCGCCCTGTTCGCGTGCGAAGGATGACCTATTTCACTAGGGTGGCTGGATCCAAGCACGTATTTTGTCACAATGCCTCTCTGCATAACGCTCAGTTAGCAGCCGCTTACCGTGTTTTGAGCGCGGAAGTGAGTGGAAAGATCGTACCAATTGGCAAAACCAGACCACCGCCAGGACACTCTTTAGCATTAGACCCCGCTTTGAACGCATTAAAGAAGAGACTGCCTACGCTCGCACCTATCGCTATGGAAGAATTTCCAAAGTTGTATAGTGGCCAGAAACGTAGTATCTACGAAAATGCTTATAAAAGTTTAAAGCTCAATTCGTTGACCTCTAAGGATGCGACCATCAAAGCATTTATTAAATACGAGAAAATGTTAAGTGATCCTGCAAAAGTTAAAATCCCCCGAATGATATCACCTCCGTCCCCTAGGTTCCTGCTAGCGACCGGCTGCTACGTTAAAGCAGCAGAACATAGTATATATGAGGCGATTGATCAAATGTTTGGGTTTAAAGTTGTCACCAAGGGGCTGAATTACCAACAAACTGGACAATTATTCAATGATCATTGGAATGCAGTAGATGATGCAGTGGCTTTTGACGTAGACGTCGAGAAGATGGACCGATCGACGACAGCTGAAATGTTAAAATGGACCCACCAACTACTTCTGGCATGTTTTAGTACAGAAGAAGCCGCAAAATTGGAGAAATTGTTGGACGAACAGTTGAAGGTAAGGACAGTAGTACGCTGTGATGATGGCGTTATTCGATACACAGTAGATGGAACATTAACCTCCGGCCAGATGAATACTTCATTGGTTGGTGTATCTATGGTTAGTTGTTGTATGTACACTCTATTTAAGAGCTTGGGTGTACCGTATCGTTTTGTAGATGCCGGTGATGACTGTACTGTTATCATTGGTAAACGCCACGCACAGTTGTTCAGAAACGCAGTTGAACCATGGTTCCGTCAATTCGGATTTGGTTTAACAGTGGGCGCGATGAGTACTCGTTTAGAACACATCGAGTTCTGCCAGACCCACCCCGTCTGTGTAAACGGTAAATATACAATGGTCCGAAATGCTCAGGATGCTGCAGTAAAAGATGCTACTAGTGCAACACATCTTT